AAGCTAGAGTATAGGCGGGGCGAGGATTCTAGGTAATTTAGGTAAGTATCCTAAACCTTTATTAGAATTCTTAGCGATAAATACTTATTACTCGGCATTGATACTATTATCTTGGTGCTAGTAATTGTATGCTATCCCAAAAACGCTGAAACCCTTACAGGGACGGTACTTCACATTTTTTGGGACTGTATTAAATATTATAGTGGCAATCCCAAAACCCCGAAGTATCGATTATTCCGTTGTTGGGTATTTTTATGCCTCGCGCTTTTTTGTTATTAGTGCCCGTAGACTGTGATATAATGTTTTAAACACTTAAAGGGGGATATATGGTTTTAACGACACTGAAGGATAGAGCAACCGCCCTAGGATACGGCGATAAGCTTAGCCCCGGTTTTTATCGAAAAGTTGCTAAAGAGGTTCCTCTTGCCCGACAAGAGACGGACGGGAAAAAGAAAACGAAGTTGTGGGAAGCTTCAGAAGCACTAGACGCGGCTATCCACCGTTATTTTAGACAAACGGTTAAGGTGTTTGAATTTAAACTTGATTTAACGCAAGCGCAGCAACAACTGCTGGATAGCTGGCTAGATACTTGCCTGGATGTCTACAATTTGGCGCGGTATCTTTTGTCCCAAGAGCACCAGCACCGTTGGTATGGCTGGTTTGAAAAAAAAGCTAAAGCCTTAAAAATATCCACTGAAGGAGTAGAAAGGCGCTATTTAAGGTTTGGTAAGCGCTCTCCTTGGGGAAATGCGACCTGCACTATAGCTACAATCGACAAGAAGACGGGGGAATACTGCCCGTTAGGCAAGCCTAACCTTCTCCCAGAAAAACCGCCGTTAAAGGGCAATGACACTATGGCTCTGACCAAGGAGGTGACGCGGGGGCGTTACGGAGAAAAATTTTTAGGGATTCCCTGGATTTATGTGAAAGGGGAATTAGACCATGCTGCTACGGGGTGGCAAGCCTTTGTTAAACAACCGGGGCGAGCTATTCTAAAATATAAGAATCGCGACCGAGGGGATAAGATATCAAGTTTGACATGCGGTCAACCAGAGGCGATTGGCCTTATTTCTACCGGCCATATTAAGCTACCCGGTGTTAGCCAATTAGGGTTGCTTAAAATTGTCAATTTTAATAAAAACGTTAAGCGTTTACCCCCTAACCCTGACTTGAGGGTGGCTCGGATTGTAAAAGAGCCTTCAGGTTACTATCTACACCTTAGTGTCAGGCTAGAAAAAGAAAAATTACCACCGAGTAATTTAATTTGTGGTATTGATGTTGGTCTTGCATACTTTTATTCTGATGACATAGGGCGTCAAGTAAGTCCTCCGAGAGAGTTAAGAAAAGCAGAAAAAAAATTAGCCCGCCTTCAAAGAAAATTGGCGCGGCAACAGAAAGGGTCTGCTAACCAGAAGAAGACAAAAAGACATATTGCGCGGCTTCATGAAGATGTTCGTCGTAGGCGCCGTGCATTTAATCATCGAGAATCTTCTAAAGTAGTTGAAATTTATGGAGATATTGCAGTTGAGGATATTCAACTATCCAATTTAATGCGTCGCTCTAAACCTAAGAAAAAAGAAAATGAACCGGGATATGAACCTAATAACGCTAAGGCTAAATCAGGATTGAATAAGAGTTTTGCAGATGCAGGTCTAGGGCAATTTTTACAACAGCTCGAATCTAAATCTAAGGCAGCAGGTCGAAATTTTGTAAAAGTGCCTCCTGCCTACACTTCTCAAGATTGCCCGGGCTGTGGGAGCCGGGTTAAGAAAACTTTATCCACTAGGACGCACCGATGCTCACATTGCGGACTCGTGCTCCCGAGAGACGTGGCTTCCGCTGTTATTATCAAGAAAAAAGCTTTTTCGCAGGGATAGTTGCTTTTTCTGGGAAAACCGTGTTATAATGAGTTTGTTAACGTAGAAAAATACCTGCCTTGTGGTGGGGAATTTAAGCCTGTGGATCGCTCAACGAGCGGGAAGAAGCAGGAACCCTCCTGGAGGGACAATGTGGGGGAACCACATCAGCTATTTTTTCTTTTTTTTAGGGTATTTAAGGAGGATAAGAAGCTTTTAAACGGTTAACTGATTGTAACTATTTTGTACTTTAAGGGTTACAATCCCCTATAAAGAGAAACGGTGGTTGCAAGTGAGACACCCCCCTAGAAGCCACCAAAAAACCCCGTTACAATGCTCTGTAAAGAGAAACGGTGGCTGCAAGGAGTAAAATTAAAAGGGGGATGAATGTGTATCATCGTTACAATGCCCTGTAAAGAGAAACGGTGGCTGCAAGGTTGCAAACCCCCTCACCCCTCCCATACACCAGGTTACAACCCCCTATAAAGAGAAACGGTGGCTGCAAGGCCCGTATTTCTCATGCATTTACAATCCCCTATAAAAAATGGTGGTTGCAAGGCTGCAAGTTCTCCGGTTTTTTCATGCTCGACCGCTTTTCCAACTTGTTACAATACTCTATAAAGAGAAAATGGTGACTACAAGGTTACAAAAGGCTGCAAGCTCTGTAACTAAAGAAAAGAATAAAAAAAGCTGTAGGTAATTTTTTTACTATAAAAAATTAAAAAACTTACCTACAGCTTTTTTTATTTAGTTAGCAAAGTAATACTTAACTTTACACCGACAGTAGGAACGGCAACTGCACCTTTCGGTAGGAAGAGGGAGTTCTCCAATCGGTCGAATACCTGCTGCTGCGTATTGACGACATTCTACACAGCTATTACCGCCTTTATCTAAAATACGCTCCATTAGAGTTTTACCGTTGTTTAAAGCCAAGGTATGATCCATTTGTGCTTTAGCAATCTTAGCTTTTTCGATGTACATTTTGGAGCGGGTTTTTAGTTGTTTTTCTGAAACTTTACCCGCTTTAATATCTTTTGAAAAAGCCCTCAAGTATCTAAATTCTTTTTTTAAGGTTTTTGAAATCGACAGCATGTCTTTGGCGCTTAGTCCTGCTATTCCGCCTTTAGCAATTAAAGCTACTTTAAGGTGCTGAGATTTAATCAACCCTCGCATTTTTCTTTGCCAAGTGTTAAGGTCTATTTTACCTGACCTTAAGTCAGTTGCTAGTCTGTCTGACTCTTTTTTAGCGCTCTCTTTATTGAACTCGTTTAGCGTGTCTATAACCTTTGTAGGGATGAATCGTCGGAGAGACCGATAAGCATAACGGCCTGTTTTGGTATCAAATACAAAAGATTGAGCAGCGTCTACTGCGTTTTTTATTGATTTTTCTTTGAGGTTAGTAGCTTCTTTTAAAACTTCTTTCGTAAACTTATCTGGGTCTGACGCCGCTTTTTTTATAGTATCTGCAATGTCTTTAGGTATTTTTATGACTTTCTCGATAGTTTTTTGCCACCAAGCTTCACCGTATACCTTAGAGAAAGTACCATCAAATTCTTCAAAGTCACTCACGGGTTGAAATTAGTAAAAGACCTTTATATTGAGAAGGGACACGCTCGTCAAATTCTTCGATTGCCTGAATTATTTCCTCACTCGTCCATATCATCGCTGCTTTGTTGTAGGTTTTCTCCGAATCCACTGTCCCTTTGGGTCGCCACGAATCCTTCCGGGAAGACTGAGATTTGCTCATGTTCGCGTCTCTCCATGTCAATCACATCTGATAAAGTTTTATTTTCTTTAATTGCTCTTGCTACTTCGTCGGCGTCTACTACTTGATGCTTTAATAGTGTATCGTAAATTTTAGTCTTTCTTTCTTCGATATCTAAGTTATTATCCTCTTTTATTCTTTCTAATTCTTCGTCAATATCAAAATCGTTGGGGAAAACGCGCCCTAATTGAAGAAGTTTAAACAAACCAACTCGAGACAAATCTCCGTTTTTTCGCAAGGATAAAAGTAATTGTGATTGAGCAGAATCGATAGCCGCTTGAATAAGAGTTCTATCGACAATTATCCCTCCTTCTTTGCTCTCTCCCATCCAAGCCGCCCACAATTTGAAAATTTTAGCGACGGCTGATTCTTTTGCCCGAGCCATTGTAACAAGACTCGCTCTTTTTGTACTAGAAGCAGCGTTAACCTCCGTGGCGGTAGGCGGACTAAAATAACCAGATTGGAAAGCTAAGGTCATTTGTTCAGCTTGTAATAACAGGCGGTCTAGGTCTGCTTGAGTTTCTGCAATCGCTGACCCACTCGGTTCAACAACAGAGGCTTGTACATTCCATAAAACCGAGTTTGGGCCTAAAGACACTCTGCGAGATTGGTGTTCCTCGCCCGGGGGTCTAGGCTTGGGGTTGAGTTCATTTAAATTGTAGAGAGGCATATTAGATTTAAGGAGCGCCTCATCCTTTTGACTGGATTTTTGATAAAGTTCTAAGTCTAATTCGGCCAAGGGGTATAGCGGCGGATAACCTGAGAATAAATTCCCGTCATCAGTGACGGAATAAACTACTAAAGGGACTTCTGAGAAAGTTGATACTCCGTCTTCAACAATCTCTAAAGTGTCTTTATTGCTGAATTTCCAGACTTCATACCCACCTGGGTATAATACTCGGTATTGCGTTTTAATCTCTGAATTAAACCGCCCGGTTTTTTCTGTGTATGTTTCTCTAATTGTTACTTGAGTAATTTTTTTTAAACCGTTGATGGTTTCTATTTCCCAATTTAAGACGTCGATTGCATCGATTAATACAAGATAAGGTCGACGATTATGTTCCGCTTCCGAAAAAGCGTCAATTATAGCGGGTTCTCCGTCAGCAGTTGTAGGCATTTTAGGGAAGTCTACCAGAATAAAGCAGTGTTCGTCTCGTAAGGCTTTTTGGTCGGCTTTTTCTAAGAAGAGTTTAAGACTATTCCCTTCTCCGTCGATGTTGTCTTGATTTAATCGGATAGATTCAGGTACTTTGTCATCTAGAACAAATTCTGCTAAAAACCCACTAGACGAGATAATTGCCTTCTGGAAACGGTATTTGAAATAAGCTCTTTTTACTCGGGCGACCCATTCTTCGGGAGGTTCGTCGCTCATTTTAGGGAGGTAGTTCGTTGCTTTTAAGTGGTCGGTTACTCCTTCGATAGGATTTACCCAAGCTTCTCGCCCTCGCCACATGTCTGATAAAAAATTCCATTTAACCTCCAAATGCTGGTAAACAGGAGACTTACATATAGGTGTATCGGTATTGATGTTTTGCATTGTCGATTATCATAAGATTTATTTATAATAATAACAGTTAAGCGTAATAAAAACTCCTATGAGAACGAACTGGTTTTTTGAGGAAGACGACGGAGTATCTGGCGATACTTCCACTCACAGTAATAGCGCCGAATCAGAAAAAGATGATAAAATTTTCGATTCAGATTCGGATGAAGCAGTAAAAATAGAAAACCCGGGAGCTTTGGTAAGAGCTTATGAAGAAGTCAAAAAGAAAGAAAAAGAACAACGAGAACAAGCCAAAAAGCTAGCAAACAAGCTTGCTGAACTCGAGAAGTCTTTAAATGGGATAGACCGTTCAGAATTGGAACGGCTTAAACAACTCGACAAAGAAGCGCAAAAAGAAGAGATGGCGCGTCAAAAGCGTTTTGACGAATACAGACAACAGGCAGAACAAGAAACAGCCGCTCTACGCGAACGCACCCACGAATTAGAGACAAAACTCACCACTATCCAACTGACTTATGCTTTAGAAAACGCTTTCTATAAAGCTGGAGGTAAAAATGGACATTTTGAAGCGGTCAAGCCTGCTTTACTTCCGTTGACTGAGTTGGATGATAATGGGGAAGTGAAATTCCATCGAAAAGACGGTACAAGACCGTATGATAAAGACGGTAAACCAACAAAGATTGAAGCTTGGTTGCGCGATGAGTTTGCTTCGGATGACTCAATTTATTCGGTTCATTTTGAGCCTTTAAACCGTAATTCAGGCACAGGAGCACCGCAATCCTTGGATCGTAGTCGTGTTATAAAAAATTCTTCGAGAGAAGAATTGATGGCTCTGCCTCCAATGGCACGAGTCGCCGCCGCACGAAACTTAGGTATGACTACTTAACTTATAATTCATAAGAGGTGTTTTTATTTTTGACACTTCTTATGAATTATGCTAATATAAGACTAAGGGGACTACATTAGTCCTAGGCCGCAAAGGTACCCTTATAAACTTCCCCTTAGTTTCCTCAGTGGAAACCTACCTCAAGGTGAGAACGGGGTTTAGACACGCTACAACGCTCTAAACCTATGGCACTTACTTTATTAGAAGCTTCCAAATTAGACCCCGGCGATATAATTCGAAACGGCATTATTGAAGAATTTGTCCGCCGTTCTAATATCCTCCAATTTCTCCCAATTATAGATATCCCTGGAAACGCTATTTCGTATAATCGAACTCGTGCTTTACCTAGCGTAGGATTCAGGGCAATTAATGAGGCTTTTACTGAAAGTTCTGGGGTTCTCGAACCTCAAACTGAAGCCTTGAAAATTTTTGGTGGGGACCTTGACGCGGACACTTTCTTAGTTAATACAACGCCAAATAACGATATTCGAACCGCGCACGAAGGACTAAAACTTCAAGCAATGTCTTGGAGTTTCAATAGAACCTTTATCAAAGGGGATTCTCACGCAGACCCTAGAGTTTTTGATGGGTTGCAGGCACGGTTGTCCGGTGACCAAGTGCTTGACGCTGGTAATACTAGCGGAGGAGACCCTTTATCCTTAGCAGCTTTAGACGAGTTGCTTGATGCAGTTATTCGCCCAACGCATCTTATTATGAATGCTGCAATGAGGCGACGACTAACGGCGGCGGCGCGTAATGCTTCCGTAGGCGGCCAAATTGATATGATGTTGGATAATTTTGGCCAGCAAATTACAACTTATGCAGGTCTTCCCATTATTATCTTAGAGGCTGATAATGTTGGTCAAGAAGTGCTTCCTTTTTCAGAAGAAAATCCCGGGGGTGGTACCCCGTCAAGCACTTCTATTTATTGTGTTTCCATGGGCGACGGTGCTCTTGCAGGAATCCAAGGTTCTATTAACGGGGTTCCAGGTGTTTCTGTCCGCGATTTAGGTGAAGGCGAAGGTAAGCCGACGTTGAGAACCCGTTTTGAATGGTATTGCTCGCTAGTTACCTTTAATTCCCGTTGCGCAGCACGTCTGCGCGGTATTACTAACGCTCCTGCTGTTGCATAATAGGTGAATTTATGACCTTTTCCAAACCTCGGCAAATCATCTTTATCGCTGTATTGTAACCGCATCTGCTTATACTGGCTATGTAGCAGAAACCGATGCTTGGTTAGTAACAATAGAGGTGTCTGATTCGATTAACGGTACTTACAGCTCTGTCGCAGGTGTTGAACTTTTAGGAGAGGCCGATAATTATAGTATCGCATTATCTGGGGATTACGTTTATTCGGTTAATCCCGACGCTAAGTTTATTCGAATAAGAATAACTAAGTTTGGTGTTCCGACTAGTGATGTTACATTAGGAGCTTATTTAGCACCATGAAACTCTTCGTAGCTCTTTATAAAGACGGGGTTAAAAAAGTCGTACATCAAATTGATGCTGCTGCCTGGAAAGCGGAAGGGTGGTCCGAGGAAAACCTTCCTGAATTAAATTCTAAGTTAGAGTCTAAGAAAAAGCCACCGCTTTCCCTAAAACGAGAAAAAACAACAGAAGCATCTAATACCCCTAAAAAGGAAGGAACTAAGGTTGAGTAATGGCATTTATAGAAGGTAAATTCACTAACTATACTAGAAAAGCCATTTTAGATTTAGTCTGGGGTGGTGTGGGATGGGCTACTTTGCCCAATCTTTACGTCACTTTTAGCACACAATCTTCTAGTGGTTACACTGTTGGGACAGAGGCCAATTTAACACAAAGGTTAGTTGTTCCTAACAATTTAACTACTTGGCCTAGCGCTACGAATGGAGATAAACAACTAGGGATTGAGTTATTACTCCCTACAGCGTTAGCAGATTTGGGAGTCGCTCATGATATCGTTTTTTACGATACCCCGACACCGGGAACAGGTAATGCCTTAGCTTATGCTGTTTTGCCCACCACTAAAGTAGTGCAAGCAGGCGATGCTCTGCTTATTCCTGCTGGGACAATCACCTTTAATTTAAAGGCTTCACAGTTATTCACTAATTACCTAAAGAATGCTATTTTAGACCATCTTTTTGGTGGTATAACTTTCATGCCCGCTGGGACTTGGAGCGTTGGCTATACCACTGACACCCCGACAGATACTGTTAGTGGGACTGAACCCGTCACGGGGGGTTACGCGAGAACCGATATCCCTAATAATACGGTCTATTTCCCTTTAGTTACTTCTGGAGGAAATAAGACTAATGCACAACAAATCGAATGGAACGAAGCCACCGCTCCTCAAGGAACGGCAACACATCTAATTTGGTATAACGGCGCTAACTATGCCGCGAAACATCCGATTACCCATGCTTCAATAGATGCAAATAATAAGCCTTACATAGCAGCGAACTCTTTGGCGTTTAATTTGGTGTAATATGCCCCTTATTCTTATTCCTACGGCTACCAACCAAGGGATAGACGCGACTGTAACGAACACGGCAGTGCTGTTAAAAGCTATGAATTCTCGTCCTAGCGAGGCTACACAAGCTTTATCCGTTACGGCTGCTACCGCTCAACGCCATCGCACGATAACTGATAGCCTACGTTTAAGTGTCGCACAGGTTTCTAATGCTCCTGCGCTGAAGATAGATCGACGCTTAGTAAGTGC